GTCATCTATTTCTAGAGCTAGCTTACCCTTAGCACTATCTTTTACTTAGCTTTCCAGCAATTCATCCTCTTATCACCTATTTGTTACCAAATAGGGCGACATATTGTAAATATTTTCTTTCTAAATATAAAGTACTATTTTGATATAAAAAATGTAATAATTTTTCACAAGATTTTGCTCTTTCTATACAAATATCTTGTGCATTACCTTTAGTTCTGATTGTATAATATATTTCTAATTCATTTAGTTTTTTAGAAATCCTACTTACAAATACTTTAGAACCACATGTTATTTTACATTCTTTTCTACCCTTTCTAATAGAACCATCTCCGTCAAAATGCCCTCTTAAAAAATCTGAGGTTAATTCGACATTAGGATTTAAAATTAATCCTTTATTAGGACCAATATTTAATTCTATTAAATATTCACATAATTGCTTAGAATTTATATAAGCTTCATGGATACCATTTTGCTTTCTTAAATAATAATGACATCTGTCACCCATAAATAACATAAATTTGTCTATAATTTCTTTGTCTTTACTAAACAAAGAAACTTTATAAACTCTATGTTTTTTAGAATACTGAATGTTCCCATCTGCACATATATAACCCAACCAATATTGTGATTCTTTTTCCTTTACATTAAAAGGAATAATATAATGTTTTAACCCTTGCATATAATTAGTTTATAGCAAAAGTACATAAAACTTTTTTATTATTCAACAATTTACAATTTTTGTTTATCGCAAAACCCGCACCTTTAGCAATTTGTCTTTTACCCTTATGATTTTCTTTAATCTCATCTAATGACAATCCTGACAACTCAGGAAATATCTTAGACGCAATAAATGAATGCATATCACCTAGACCTTGTTTATAGAAATCTATTAAGTCTTTATCTAAAGATTTGTTAGCAAGTACAATCTGCTCTTGCCCAGAGTAATCGCTTACTATTAGTATGTTACCTGGCTGAGCTTGGAAGCATCCTCTAGTACGATTATCACTAGGAATATTTTGCATATTTGGCTGTTGAGGTATGCCTTTTTTAGGAAAACCTTTCTGACCACTAGACAATCTACCCGTGTTCATAATCTGAGTATAGTTACTATGGATTCTACCAGTTACTTTGTTGATATATTCAAACCAGTTTTCACCATAGGTACTAACTACTTTTTGACACTCGGTATACTCAATGTAAGTCGCAATAATAGGATGTTTCTTTTTCTGCTGATTTAAGACTTTCTTATCTACCGAATGTTTCATCAGTCCAGTGTCCTTATCCTTTGTTAAAGTTTCCACACCCAGTGACTGCATAAAAGGAATCACTTGCTTAGAGGACGACCAATTAATCTTACACTTTAATCCTTCTGAAAACAGATCTAGCTGATTATCTACATATTGAGGATATTTATCTATGTTATTTAAGATAAACTCATCTAAGGTAATTTTCACAGCATTAAGATCTTTCAAATCATCATCGCATTTCTTTCGCCAATCAGTTGGATTAAGATACATACCGCAGTGCTCTATATAAGCAAGAACTAACACAAACTGATTGTCTAAACTTGCAGTTTTGTGTAGTTGTTTTTCTTCTAGAGCTACTTCTTGCTTACGTTTAATCTGATGTAAATATTTCACATCATCAGCAGCATATTTGATAACTCTTGTAGTTAAACCTTCACGATGAATATTGCCACGTATAGATTTATCTAGCTCTACCTTACAATATTTGTAAGTTACTGCATCAAGAGATCTTCTAGCTGTATCAATACCTGTTGTCAAGATTCTTTCTATAAGAAAAGTATCAAATACTTTAGTAGGCACTATGCCTTGATAATATAGAAACCTAAGATCAAACTTTGCATTATGCATAATCAGTTCTTTACGCTCTAGAATATCTTTATACAGTTTAGGATTAATGCTCAAACAATCTATTACATATTGTTTCTCACCATCACCTAATTGCATAGACAATAATTCTTTAGTATAAGGATCAAATCCTCTAGTCTCTGTATCAAAACCAATTACCTCTAGTGTTTCTAAATATTCTAAAGACTCTTCAACAGTAGCCATAGAATAGCCAACTGGAGTATATAACTCCAGCTGACCTGTTACTAAATAAATCATTTTGAGTGTTTTAATCTTCGCTTAAGTCTTTATTTGTTTTAAAATACTTGTGCTGAAGATGTTTAAATTCCATATAGTCTTTTGTACGACGAGCTCTTTTCTTAGCTAATAAAGCATTTACGCCTAGTTTGTAAACTACTCTCATTTCTTATTAAGTCTAAAGTTTACATAAGCTTGTGCTTTTCGTCTAGTATCAAACTTTATTACCATTCTATCTTCATTACGAAGATACTTCCAAAAAGACCACCAATGTCTTTTAGTCAGGATATAATACCCATTGCTGATATCATACACTTTTTCTTCTTCTATTTTATACTTTATCATTTTATCTGTTTTAAATTTAGTTTAATTAGTTGCTACAACTGTCCCCTTGTCAATAAGTTCTATTGTAGGACGCTCATCATTTTCTGTTTTAGAAAGTTGTTCACTAGTTTCAAGTATAATTTCAGAATCAAATATAGTTGAATCTTCTAATTCATAAAGATCACTAGTATTTTTAATACTACCATTTTCTATACCTTCCTTTACTTTTTCTACCATCCAGTTAGGAACATGTATTCTTTCCCAAACTTTGACTTTAAATTCTACTATTGCCATTGTGTTTTGTTTTTAAATTAAAAAATATATCTAATTGTGTTCCACGGAATAATTTCCGCATGTAAGTTTTTAAACTGCTCAATATATTGAGCTTTAAGATCATATCTGTATCTTAAATTAACAGCACCATAGGAAGATATTTTATGTTCCTGAATATCAGGACGCCATAATAAATCTTCGCCAGGAACATCATGTTCTAGATTCCAGTTATGTTTCTGAGAGTTGTGAGTGAGAAAGATAACTTCTGATTTTACTTCATCAAAATCCCAAGCATACCTGTTAGCATAAGTTGCCACTTTTCCAAATAAATCTTCATAATCTTTGAGCCAGTTATCATGTACAATAACAGGACTAAAGTTTAAATGTACTTCGTAACCTGCATCAAGAAAATCAGATACAGCTCTTAATCTTGTAAAGATATCTGATGTATTAGGTTCTAAGATTTCACGTAGATTTTCGGGCATTAAACTAAATCTAATTCTTACTTTGCCACAAGGATCAAACTTTAAAAGTTCTTTGTTTACATATTTAGTAGCAAGAGTTGCTTTAGCAATTGGATGATCTCTGAAAAACTCAAATATCTTTTCCCATTGATGATATTTAGCATGTGCTACGAAATCTTCGTTACAGGCTAAATCGTAAGTTATAAACTCAGGATCAGTTTGATTAGGTTTATCTACATCTGCATAGAAATAAGCATGGTTATTAACAGCTGTAAGAATATCATTATAATTCTTAGCTATAGTTAATCCTTCAGGCTTGTGTCTTTTCATATAGCAATAACTGCATTTTAGAACACAACCAAATCCAAAGGACGGAGTAATATAATCGCTACTACGACCGCTGAATTTAATATCCATTGCTTTTCTTGTTACTGTTTCTATGAGCTTTTCCATCAGTTAATAGGTAAATCCATTGCTACTTGCTCTATATGCGATTCTGGCAAAGCAAACAGATCCATTAGCTCAATCATTTTGCCATTAGACATATGTGTAAACATGCTAGATTCTTCAATCAAGCTTTCACTAACTCCTTGTTCATCTGGGATACCAAATACATCAATAAAATATCCTAATGCACGATCATATCCATAGGCAACACTTCTGCCATCTTCTAATTGTTTTGTATATCTACTCATAATTACATATTATCCATATCATCTGCATCTTTATATATATCTGTTATAACACTATATATCAAAGCAGCTAATAAATTTAAAACTCCAATAATTCCCGTGATAATTATTAATGCTAAAGACCCGTCATATTTATAAATAACTAGATCTATTAGCATCATAATAATAAACATTGCTGTAAAATACCATCTCATCTTTTTATATTTTTAATTTCGTAATGAATATCACTGAACATCTTGTGGTTCAGATAACTATAACTACAAAGTTGATGATATTTACCCAAACATTGCCAATAAGTACCCTTAATTATTTCTTTTGCTTTAGACTTTGCTCCAGTGTCTTTCTGTGTCAATTTAAACTTTCCTTCTTTCATCTTTTAATTTATTAATTTAAACAAAAAAAGAGCGAATATCGCTCCCCAAACTAAAAACATTACTCTATTAGCAATCTTCATCTTATTCTGATTTAAGTTTTAGTATTAAACATCCATCTGCATCAAGTTTTGGTGTAGCTCTACCCCAAACAAGATGTGTTCCTGTCTGTTCCTCTTCTACAAATTCCATCTCTATTTCAACATCCCATTCAGTTTGTTGAGTAATACGCCTTTTTAAATACCCTTTATAAGATTCTTGAGCTTCTGGATATAATTTATCTTTTGAAATCCATCCTGCATAAAAAGCATTTAATACTTGCTCCTCACTAAACTTCTTATCACCCATCAATTCAAGTGCTTTTTGGAAGCCCGCTTTAAATGCTGAATGAGCAGAAGATATTACATCAGGACAAGCCTTTTCAGCCAACTCATCCAAATCATAACCACATTCAATTGCTTGGCAGTTTTTAGTAGATAACTTGTTTAAGCAACCATCTAGTGTAGATGCAATCTTATGACCATCTTCATTATATAAATCCCATCTGTCATCTTTTTTAATTAGTTCCATCTTATTCTGATTTAAATGTTTCGTTGTAGTATTGTTCATCATTAAAGTATGAAGTAGGGTTGTATTGTACATCCATTACGTGGTCTGCTCCTGAAATATACGCTTCTCTTATCTGCTCCTTCTCCATTGCTTTGGCTTGTTCAACTAACAAATCTTTTTCTTCAATAAAATCATTCAGATTTATTTCTTTTAATCTCAATCTTTCTTCAAGATCAATGATCCTATTAGCTAACCACTCTACTGATGTTTGTTTCATCTTATTCTGATTTAAAGGTTTTTAATAATAATCTTTCATATTGTTTTCCATCTTCAAAACCTTTTAAATACTCTTTTGCTTTTTCTGCTTTATGTATTTCTTTGGCTTGTTCAATAGCTTCTTGTACTTCATCAAAAAGATGAACTCCTAGTTTTTCAAGATCTTGAACTAAGATTTCTATTGCTGTTCTCATCTTATTTTAAATTAGATTTAATTGCCTTCTTCAAATACTTAAGTTCTCTTTCTATATCTGCTATAGGCTCAATTAACTTATCGTATTTCCGTTCTCTTTCTTCTAAAAGTTCTTGAGCTAACAAAGCAACTATATCACAAGCATGCCACCAAAACTCTTCAGGACATAAATCATCTCCTTCTTCTATATCTTCATCAGTAGCACCTATAGATCTTAAATATTTTTCTTTTTCTGCATAAAGAGAGTTAACTTTATTTTTATCATCAGGATATAAAGGATCTCCTTGAGTAAAGTATTCTAATTCTTTCTTACTAAACTTTTTCATTTTATTAAGTTTTAAAGTGTTATTTCAATAATTATCCATAAAGCAATCATGCTCATTACTAAGCCTGATATAAGGCCTAGTAAATAATATTCCCAATTTTTCATTTCATTAATTTTTTAAGTTTATTTATATACATACTATCTGAAGCATAATGTTTAGATAGATAATTAAACAAGCTTTTTTGAGTCTTGAACTTGCTTAGATACTTGCTATAATACAGCGCATAGTCTATTACAGATTCACGCCAGTGAGTATAACAAGCATAGTTTAAATACTTACCACAATTAGTAGTTGGCCTAGACTTAGCTTGTTTCATGCCGAATAGGTTGTTAGAAATTCTAAAAGTTTTAGATTTAAAATTCCCTGTTTCTAAACTAGCTTGAGCATATACTATATTGTAGTGCTTTATATTTAGAGATTTTAAATACTCTTTAAACTTTTCTGGAGTAAATTCATCAGAATTCTTGTCTATATATCTAATCTCTGTCTTTACTATTTCTATAGGAGGCTTGTCTTTGCTTATAGCTAACATTAACATACATCCTGCATAGATGGTAAACACTACTAAAAGCGCTCTAAAATATCCCATAAAATTGTTTTTGATTAATAAAAGATGGCAGGACTCACTTCTCCTGCCTGAACTTACCTACAACTATTATGTCCATTAAATACACACAACTTTTGACGGAGTTGCCAACCCTTACCTATAGGAATATTAAAAATTGTGTCAAGTAAAAAATATTCCTAGAGACCATTACAAGATTCGAACTTGCATCCTCTATAAACAGATAAAAATAGAGAGGTTATCCTAATTTCCCCCAAATGGCCTACAAGATAAACTATAAACTAACTAAACAAATTTACATAAAAGGATTACGTAATCCTAATTCACTGAAGTATTTAGCTCGTCTATCTTCTAACTCATAATCTTCATTTATAATATTAAGATCATGTTCAAGTTCTAAATAATGTTCTACATCTTCTACAAGACATAACACATTAAAATGTTGAGTTATTAAGTCAGCCATCTCTTGATTATCTTCTGGCTTATAATCTAATTGAATAGTGCGTAAATACAGCCCTATTTCATCTAATCTCACTCTTTCTCTTTGATTAACTCTTTTCATGATATACTATTTAAAACTTAAAACCGACAAATTTTTTTAGGATAATAAGAAACTTAATCCTAAATAAAAGGGAAGAATAGTCAAAGACTATTCCTCCCTGTATTTAAACTTAGGATTATTCTCCTAATGCATCAGCGATAGCTGAAGCAGAAGATCCTGAAGCTTGTCTAACAGTATCTTTCAAGATAATATGGTCAGCTGGATTTACAACTCTGTTTACAACAGAAGTGCGTACATAAATATACTTACCATCTTTCATGATGAAATCACCATCTTTTCCTGCACGCTTAGCACGCGTTGAGAAGTTAGCTACATCATACTCATTACCTTCAGTAGTTTCTGTAATCAAGATATTCAAAGGAGTATCAGGATTTGCAGCCAAACGTGGATCAGAAATTCCGATAATTAATTCTTCTCCTTCTGCAAGATTAACATCGATATTAAACTGTTTTTTAACATCTTCAGGTTG